TGCATCAAAGACACTTCGTTCAATCATCGTACACCCAAACCCTGTCCACAACACTTTTCCTTGGTCGATGAACATTGTCGTTCTGTCACGTTGACTTATCGGGTAGTCAACCGCCACATACTGTGCTCCTTTTTCTGCCTTGTCAATCATGGCAGTCAGGGCGAATTGTGGTACTTCCATATCTTCCTCAACGAACCAGATGTGGGTGCAGTCAGATGCTAAGAACTGACGTATACATTCATTATGGGAATCGGGAATAGGTAAACCACTAACGATAAAAACAGGTGTTTTCGTGGGTAATTCGGGTGATAGAATGGTCGACTCAATCGTGCGAGCGAAAATGACTCCTCGTGTTGGAATGGCTAATGCCAGTTTCATTTATTCAATTTTCTTTTGATTGCGATGATAAGTGCAGGCTTCGGTGCTTTTTCTTCTTTCTCATCTTCTTTCACACTATTGCCTTCTTTTAACAGATACTTCGCCTTGTTGAGTGCAGATGACATATCTGCAAGCGTATTGAGCAGGTCATCATCTTTTCCTGCTTTGAAATATGATTGCAGGTCGGCTACTTCTTTCAGACCTTTCTCGCATGGTGCATCACTGATGTCGCTGATTGTACAATCAGACGGGAACGTGACCATTCCATATTTTCCGAGATAGATTTCAGCAAACGTATCTGCGTGTTCGGTCATTGACTCGTATAATTCTCCGAGGGCTTTGTGTTCGTTGGTAACGGTATTTGCTTTCCAATGGGCAATCTGCAGACTTCCGTTATAGCATACTAAACGACAAATGCAGTCACTTATCTTTTTTGAATCTGCCATATAACCTCCTATTTTCTAATCTCCTATAAAGAGTCCTTGCTGTCCAGCCAGACATTGAATCTGCTGGACAAGGGAGTTAAAGCACTCCTTAGCTTTTAATTTCGACTCCGAAATCTAAACGCAGGTTGTTGCACCCATAGATTGTGTCTACGGTGACTAACCAGCCTAGTGACTTTTGCCAATAGGTTCCTTGCGTCCTCGGCGTTTGCTGAAGTGCAAGTGCCAACGCTTCTTTATGAAAGAGAACGTTGTGCGTTTCTGTCGGGGTTCCTGCTGTTACAGGCACTTGTGTGCTGTAATAGACGGGCACTCCGTAGATTTCACCCCATAGGTACCGATTGTTCGGCCCACGCTTAACTGGGGTTGGTGCAGCATACTGTCCTAAGTAGTCAGCCTTGACAAACTTATCAAGTAACATTATCGCGGCTTTCTGACTCGGTTTCAGTATCATCACTCGGTCTTCAATCGGAGCGTTTGCTTCATCAAGATACTGAATTGCTCTCACAATTTCAGCATCTCCCATATCAGCACCGTATGTGCCGACAGAGTTTGCGAAGCTTGACCAGAGGTCAAGAACGTCCGTATCAATAGACTTTGCGATTGCATAACCGGCCTTGTTCGTATACTCAGCCATGAGGTCGTAATTGCTTTGGGCTTTTACGATGTCCTCGACCAAGAACGAAGCTTCTTTCCATTTATTTATGGAAATGGTGCTTTCGGTTTCGGTTAATGCCTGCAGCGTTACCTCAACGTTAGCGACTTTATCGTTGGCTGCGAGGTTGGAAACGTGCGGAATGTGTACCACATCGCCTCGTCCTTTGACTAACGAATCAAATCGTTTCACGAGAGGTGCCACCACCAAAGCTGCTTCTTGTGCTCTCAGAGTTTCGGCGGACCAAATCTCTGGAATAAAGACTGCGGCTTCAGTAGGGCCAATAGTTGTTGCTGCCATAATTTTAGCCTCCTGAAAACGGTTTTAATAATAATGAGTCAGACTTACGAATTAGAACCTTGCAACTGCCCTAGTATGGGCAATATCTTTGCTCGGTTTTCCTCCCACCATTGCTTGCCATCAGGTTGCTGTAATCGCGCCCTGACTCCATCAATAGTGACAGGTTCTGTAGAGGCACCTGTCGAACCTATGGGTTTTTCAGAATAGAAGCTTTTGCCTCCACCCTGCTGGCTTTTGTATTTCCAGTCATAGAGTTCGTCCCTGTACATATCACTGTATGCCTTTTCTGGGTTGTATATGGCACTACGTTTCATGTGGTCTTCAACGAGTGTTCGGTCAAACGCTGGTCTGCCGTCTTTTCCGTTAAAGATTCCTTCTAAGCGTCTGTACTCATTTTCAATCAGCAGTTGGTCCTGCATATCTTGAAAATAGTCCTTCATCTTCTGCTCTTGCATCTGATTCTGGGCCATGAGTGCTTTCGCATCATCAACCGTAAGTACCCCATACGACCTCAGACTCTCCAAGGCTGCAATCTCCTGTGGAGTCAATTTACGTCCCAGTCCCGAATCGGCAACCGTTTGAGGCGGTGCGTCATATGCAGGAGGCGGGGGCGGTAAAGGCCTACTCTGACTTTGTAAAAGAGCTTCCTTTTCGTTCAGGGCTTGATTCCGTTCTGATATAATCTCACGAAATCTGTCCTGAGCCGAACCTGAAAGTTTCTGCCACTCCAATTCTTCTGGTGTGGGCTCATTGACCTTTTTCTCTCCTGCTGTAGGTGCAGCCAGTTGGTCATTTGCTGGTGCTTCTGCTTTTACCTCCGTACCAACGGGCGGTAACAATGCGTCTGCCATACTCTACCTTCTTTCTCTGTAGTTATACGTCTACGATTCGTGCTTCCTAACGCAAGAAGCAAATGCGATTATATTAACAATACTGGCAAATGCCCTTATTGTCAAATGGAAGCTACGATAGAGCCAGTGGTCAGAGCATCTTTTAGGTGTTGCCCCTGCTATATCATTGCCTCCATTTGGCCGCCTATGCCTGCCCAACATAAGCGGCTGAAAGGAAGTGAAACTACTTATGTATTTTATTCGGTTCTTCTGCTGACGGAACATCTGTCGGAACTTTCGGTTCTAACGGAACTCCCATCTCATTGAGTCCAAAGCGGTTCTTCGCTTCTTCTCCTGCGACTCTCAGGTTTTCCTCGATTGCTGCCTTGTCTGACGGAATAGTTCCGTAGTTCATGTCAACTGGTTTGTTGTCCCATTCGACCTGATTCGGAAACTTCTTGCCTCCTGGGGCTGCTTTCAATGGTCGTGTACTGGAATAGTCCATATTACCTCCTTAATGTTTTTATACTCCTGTCGGTACTCCTTGTGCAACTTCTGGCGCAACTTCAGGCATTGTTGGCATCTCTCCACCCATCGGAGGCGTTGCTGGTCCTGTTCCTCCTGCTGGTGGTGTAGCCGTCTGACCTTCTGGCAACTGTGGCTGTTCAGGTGTCAAAGGGCTTTCTGGCTGCATTTCTCTCCCTAACAATGCATAGTGTTCCTGTATGTGAGCAAGAATCATAGCGTTATCTTTATGCTCACTATGTACAGAGATATGAACTTCATGGTCGTCTTGACCTTGTGCCATAATACGTTCATCACCCATGAGCATCATATCATTTTCTGTTGTTGCAAGTGCTTCTTCGCTGACTGATGTTTGACTGACCTGTTGCTGATTCCGTCTTGCTTTGAGTATCGCTTCCTGTCGTGTCCGAGCAAGTATCGTATCAACGTCACCAAACTCCAAGTGTTCAAGTAGTGTCCGTTGGTCGATGATACCCTGTGTGAATAGGTCTTTCAGTTCTTGCTGACGTTGCTGCTTTGAATATGCAAGCCAACTGCCTATCTGTACGGTGACTGTGTTATTCGGTGTAATGACTGCAAGCGGGTATTTCTTCGCTCCGATAGTCACTTCACTTCCCCTACCTTCAGCAAACTTTTCCCCTATAATGGCGAAGTAATCTGCCTTTCCTGCTATATTCGTTGCTTTGACGATACGTGGGAAGTTGATATTCTCTGACAGTACCATCAGACATTTCTTTGCTACTTCCACAAGGAAGTCTTCAAGGTTATCTACCAAATCATCTTGATTCGTAGCATCTGCCTGTTTGAGTTCGGCTATGCCTATACCTGACTTCACTCCTACTGGAATACGACCAAGACTGACATCGTGTGCTCCTGACAAATCTTCAAAATACTGACGCATACGAATAATCTGGTTCTCGGTTGCCTGCGGTAACGGTTGCAAAGGTAGGGAATGTACATCAGTCCCTCGGTTTTTTTCAACGATGCTTCCATGCTGGTTATCAATTACACGCACGCCAGAGTTCTTGTCTACGACTATGCGACCCTTGGCGTAGCGGTAGTTGTAGTCGAATACACTGCTCTCCAGCGAGTTGATTACTTTGTTTATGGGAATTGTATGTCGAGCCCACCCTTCTCCGTACACTTCAAGCGGGTTTATGTCAGCCTGATACATACGGAATGGGAAATCTTCAGTATCAAGCAGTTCATTTTGTAGTGGTTTAATCATTGAATCAACCCATGTCACCTGTCTGATTTTTGTACTCCCGTCTTCCTGATGTTCTTTGAAGTACCCTTCTTTGACGATGACTGTTTCTGATTCGATAGTGGTCTGCATCTGTCCCATGTATTTCAGCGATTGCAGTAGGAATTGCTTATATTCTGAAGCAGCAACCCGCATATCACCACGAGTGAGTAATTCTCTATTCTTATAGTTCTGATTATTTCTTACTTCTGATAAAGACCTGCGTACTGCCTTTATACAGAATTGTGCATCAGAGAACGTCAGTCCGTCAGTACAGTTTGGGTCAAAGTAGAAGTCGTAGGGGTCGACAAGCCAGATGTATACGAAGCCTTTGGAATTGTCTTCGTTCACGATGTCCGTGTCCCACCCTATCTGCCAAGGACCACCGACTGAATAGATAAGTCCCTGCATGACGGTTTCCTTAATCGTCTTACGCAGTTTATTCTTGACGAATATGTAGTCAAGTGTCTTGCCAGAGTATCGTGCGTTCTGATGTGATTCTTCGTCTAATGTAGTCGGCAATACCTCCCATTTCGGTTTGAAAGCGGTAACCTGATTCTTGATAACCCTCATTGCACTGACAGTCAGGTTAATCGGAATACGTGCGTTGTTCGTAGCTGCCATCGTGACAGTTCGAGTGGTTGGGTTGTATCGAGTAAACTGGTACCCCCTTCTGAATAAATCACGTGACAGCCATTCCCAATCGTAACGCCTGCGATTATCAGATGCAAGTTTCCAGTTTGTTTTTGCCCGTTCAAGTATTATGTGTTCGTCAGGGTCTGCTCCACCAAGTATTTCTTTTTCAATTTCTCTCATTCTGTCTTCAGGAGTCTGTGCTTTTGGCAACTGTTCTGACTGTTGCTGAAGCGTGGGTGCTGGTGTCATTTCTGCATTTGCTGGTGTCATTGGGTCGAGTATTGCCATAGTATTTATGCTTGAATAGTCATTGGTCGACTACCTTGCTCTCCTTCTATTTCTAAATTGAACTCCTTTGGAAACTTAAAATCTTGTAATTGGTCGAGTGCAATACCGTTTGGTTCTACTTTTAATTCATTTGGGGAGCGTTCTGGCAATTCGTTTGGCTTACTGGCGACATATGCTTTTGTCGATAAAGCCATTTCATATAACGCTTTGAGGTCTGCCTTTTGTCTACGGTTCAGCTTATCTTTGCCGATAATGTTTTCACTGATACTGAGTAAGTCTTGCGGTGTCATATGCTGTACGACTCCAAATCATTTACTATGATAGTACGTTTATCATCAGAAAGCCAAGGGGCAGTTGCCAACCAAAGTTCTACTGCAAGTTTCAATTCCTCTATGCCTGTTCCTACGTCTTGCAATGCAAGGAACTCGTCAATGTCCTGTCGTAGAAGCATACCATTCGTACCTGTTCCTGGGTTATATCGTTCTGCTGCCTCTGCAAGTATCTCGTCAGGTTTTCGCATACAATAAGCATACCACTACTTGTCAAGTTTGTCAGCGTTTTCTAATATCTTAGAAACAGTTGGCGTTCCTTCGACACGCCAAACCTTGCCATTTTTAATGAACTCGATGATATGTATTTCTCCGAAGTCCATGTCGTGCAGGAACTTTTCATTCAACTGAATGATAGTATAAATGGCAGGGTGGAACTCACGAATGTATGTCAGAACTTCCGATGGCATCATAATGTCCCACCTCCCTGCGGTCCTTCGTTGTAGAAGTCGTCTGTATTCAATACGCTTTCCTTCCCATCTATGACTGGTCTATCTGACCGTGCTATGTCATTGTTTGAGGCTGATTCAAGTGGAACCCGATTGTACATTTCAATCGCTATCATAAGTGCGCTGACTCTGTCGTCATGGCTTCCTGGCACACCCCCTGCATGACCAGAATCGTCATATTGATAACTGAATAGCTCCATAAGTGTCCCTTCGTCATGCAGTCCGAGCAGTTTATCGCGCAGAGCCCTTGCGGTATCACCGATAAGTATAGGTTTCGTCTTTGAGTCTGTCTGCCAACCTAAATCTTTTGTCAGTTTGTCAGCGTACCCTCCAACTCTTTCACGAGTCCAAATGTTCGGGTAGTAAAGGTCACGAAGCGTAATGACTGTTGCGATACCGATTGAATTACGTTCAGGTGCTATAAATGCATCATTGTAGTACATACCGAGCTTAAATAGCTCTCTCCCGAACATATCTGCATCAATATGTCCATGCCATATAGCCACTTGGTCGAATGATTGCCTGTCTATGACCTGTGCACACGCATAGTCGCCTCCCTTGATGCCCTCACAGGGGTCAGCACCAATGACATATTGCCTGTTGGGTTTCGGTTTCTCCCATATCTTCAGGTACCCATCAGGGTTGTCTTCCAAGAATGGTGGCTTGAACCCCGACAGATTTCCCGAATAGGCGGGGGGTTTTATCATACCTTTCAAGCCTTTATAGAATGTCAGGGCTTCTACATTGAATACGGGGTTTCCTGATGAGATAAATGCTTCTTCTGGGAATAGCGGGTATTCCTGCTTGAACATATACTCGCTGACGAACTCTGACATCTTTACCCTGCGCCATGCCAACTGTTGCATCGTCAGTCCGTGTAGGTCTTTGAGCTTCCGTTCTTCTGTCGTTAGCTCAATCATGATATTTTTGGGTGCGGTATAGTCAGGGAAGTCTGCCCATGAGAAAAAATGCGGTGCGTAGTTTGACTTCCCTTCCTTTGCATCGTTCCACAGCTTATAGAAAAATGTACCCATACCGTTGGCAGTAGTTTCAAGAATGATTCTGCGTGGAGTTCCTGCTTGTCCTGCGCTGGTGAAAACCTGTTCAGGTTCGGGGTAGAATGCGAACTCGCTAAAATGAACATTGGTCAGCGTTGCCGACCTACCGAATGACGAACTGCCTGCAGTACCTATGTAGAATACGGAATTGTTTGCTTCATTGACGACTTCTGAACGAGTATTGTACTGAATGGGTACTTTTTCTCCTGATATGTCTTCAAAACTCCGTAGATAGAACTTTACCCTGTCAAATAGTTTAATCGTTGCGTCTTTGTTATGGGCTATGCAGACACTTCGACTGTTCTCCATGAGCAGAAAATCAACGGTGAACAACGCCAGTATGAGCGATGACATTCCTTCTTGTCGGGCTTTGAGAATGATGTCCCTACCAGTCAGGGTGTCAAGAACTTTTTTCTGTACTGCATTGAGCAGGAACGGAACACGCCTTTCGTTTTTATCAACGATAGTGAAGTATTGTTCAATGAACTTCTTGTAGTCTAAATCAAGCATATCAGTATTCGTTAGCATCAGAGTCACTACCTTCATTCAGGTTTATCTTAATCGTTTTTACTGGTTCAATGACAACTTTTGGCTCTGGCTTTGGTTCTGGCTTTGGTTCAGGGGGCTTCGGTGGCTCCTCAGCTTCTTTTTCTTCTACGATTGCTTCGGCTACCTCTCCCTCTGGTTTTTTCGTGAACTGGTCACGAAGCCCCTGAAAGACATTGACCTGTGTCTGTGTCGTGGCAGCCCCATGCGTATCATGTTTTTCAAGATACCATTTTGCCAGCTCTACTTTCTGCACAGGGTCTTCCGTTTCCAACATGGTCTTCACCACGATTTTCCTTGCGGCAATGACCGCATAATTCTTGGCATTCTCCATTCTCCGTGCGAAGTCCTCGTCTGAGTCCATTCGGACGTAGTATGTCTGCCGTGATATGTTGGCATAAGAACAGGCTGCTGAAACGCTCCCCCCTATACGAAAGATACTTTCAAGGTCTTGAATGACCTTTTCCACTAGGAATATAGGGTGTCCTCGTCCCCGTTTCGCCAGTTCTTCTGGTTCGTCTGGCATATTAGTTTATCTTTGGTTCCTCTACTGGCGCATCTGCTTTAACAGCTACTTTTTCAGGAGCTTTCGCAGTTTCCGCACTAGGCGGTGCCACAGGAGCCAAGTCTTTTTCTTCGTAGACATATAATTCTCCTTTTGTTATGTCATAGCGTGATTTCGTTTCCTTGGTCAGCGATAATCTCGGGTAGACATTGTTGATAATATAAACCTGTAAAGCGATATTCAATGCCTGCATATTCGCATCTACTGGTGTCAAGAACTCCAAATCTTTTTTGCTTAGTTGAAATGTTTTCATATTTTGTTCACCTCCTTTTTATAAAATACCTGCAATTTTTTCTACTAATGCTATGAAATCTACCACCTTCGCATTGGCAAGCATCTTATCTTTTAGAAGCATTTTTGCGATAGCAAATGCTTTCTGATACTTGTCTTCATGTATGATGCTTACCCCAGCATACCAAGGGTAGTATTCATGAATGACGGCTGGTTGCCAATACTGTTTATACCAGTCATAGTTTAGGTCGCCACAATACATGGCTCCAAGTTGATTGCTTGATGCTTGTTTTGTTTCACTTGCCAACTGTTGCTGTGATTCTGTCGAAACATACATTGCTAACATATTATTCAGTTCGTTCATTGAGTTCCCCTCCTTCCTCGGTCAGCTTTTTCAGATAACACTGTTTACTGTGATAGAAGCCAGTTGCCTTGCCTTCCCTGACTTCAAACCCTGC